TGTTGCTGCGTAAGACCCAGTGTTATTGGAAGTAAGTAAACCTTCTTGTGTTGTAACCATCTAAATCACCTTATCCGAAAACCACCTTTTTTAAAGAAGGAGCTATTCCTGCCCCTCCAGTCAGTGCAGAATCTACATATGTAGCAACTGCTTGGTCCAGCGTTTGCGCTGTTCCTGCTGTTTGCAAATACATTAATGTTGTACCTACGAACAATCTGTCACCTGCGGCAATTGTCCCTGAACAATAAGTCTTCAGAACAACTCCCTTCCCCGTTACCATATTTACTATATTACCAGAAGTAGCCGCTGTAAGCGCTACTCCCAATCCTACGTTACCACTAGCTTGACAAGGTTGTACCTCACCAGTGGAAATCATATTACAATAATCTCCTGCTGCTATGGTCTCGTCAGCAATAAATGGTATAATACGGGCTGGTGCTCCACCATCATTAACTATAATTTCTGTTGCCATAATTAATCACCTTTATTTTACCTTTCTCCCTGTGTATTCGATATTTCCTTTATCGTTCATAGAAAACATTCTCTCTACTTCAGGGTCGGCCTCTAGGGCCTTTTCTTCAGAATCCTTTGCGATTCCCTTACCAAAAGTCTTTTCGGTTTCGGGCATCGGCATTGACTCTAATGCTTCAAAAAATCCAGAAAGCTTATTATCTTCCCATTGAGCTAATTCTTCAGTACGTGTATCTTGACCATCTTCCTTGATTCTACCAAGTAACAGTTCTTTGGAAATAACATTACCGACAAGCTCGTGCTTAATGCGTGTTGCTTCAGCAACTGTTCTTTCCTCCTCTGCTTTCTGGTAGGTCTCAATGGATTTGATAGCTTCTGCGTACTTATCCTCTAACTCTTTATGGGCGGATGTGGCTTCCTCGAGTTGTTTCTTGTATGAAGCAAACTCTCTCTCCAAAATCTTTTCAGAATCTGTATTTACAACTTCCTCGCTCATATTATCGACCTCTTTTTCTTCACCGTCGTGGGTGCATTGGTAACTTCCCTCTTGTCCTCCACAGCCACAATCTTCCTTGGCTGCAAATTCTCTTTCGGTATGTGTACCACATTTCGTGTCAATCGTACATTCCCCACAGACGGGTGTTGCTATCTCGTTATCAATAAACGAGACCTCAACCGGCCTGATGTTAGTGGCATATGAATCACCCATAACATCGACATCTTTCGAAAACCAGTCTATACTGACGTGCGTGATGTCACCGTCTTTAACTTTTTCAATCACTTCAGCTGTTCTTTCTGTAGGCTCAAATACTTGAGCTAACATTGTTACAGCTATCTTTCCATTTTCTAACTCCTCAATCTGAGGATTGATTGCCTTTCCGATTAAATCTTCAGGCGTTCTTTGATGAGTGTAATATATAGGCAATTCATTAAATGCATCCAAACTTTCCTTAAGGATAGCAGGTTCAATGAAAACCTTATGGTCATCGCCATCAACTTCATAGTCGTGACGACCAGATGTAATAGCTTTAATTGGAAACTCCCATAAATCGTTCTTACCAGAAACTTCCTTAATCTTCTCAACATCTAATTTGAAATCTAAAGCAAATTTTCTTTGGGTCTCTTCAGTGTTAGTGATTCCAAATTCCTTTTCTTGACCATTTTCTTCTGCCCACATCAGGCACATTCCACGAGCCATATTGTCGTGGTCTGACATTCCCCTCTTTTTTAGTCGGGGACCTAACTCTAATACACACCTTTCTAATGTACTCATACGACCACCTTTTTCGCACTCTTTTTTCTCTTGTTCCCTGTTTTGTTCTTAGAAAGTCTTTGTTCTGTTCTGCGACCTTCTTCCTTCTTATCTTGATTCTTTCCGCCACTAACGTTAACATTAGCTTCGGTAGGCATAATCTCAACAGTTCCATCAGGGTCTAATCCTCTCTCAGCTCTAACTTCGGATGATGCAAGTACTCCTTCAGACAGATAAATCATATCGGTCTTAGCTTTAGTGAATGCATCTTCTACATTCAGAGAGCGGAATACAAATCTTGCGTCACCTAATTGTGGCATAAGTTGTGAATTAATCGAAGATTCTACAGCTTTCTGTAGATATTTTACGTAAGGTTCAAAAATGGGTCTTGCCTCTGCTGGATTAGACCACATTGTTCGAGGTACTTTCAAGGCCATATGTATTTTATCTAGTAAATCATCAGTATATTTACCATATTCGAAAGCACGGTCAGTACCTTCCATATCTTTAATTTCAATATCGTTCCCGTGAATTATATCTTCACCGGGTTCTAAAGTATTAAAAGTTTCAACAATTTCATTAATCTTATCAGGGCCATAGGGCATATCAGGCAACCCACAGGAAATGTCGAAACGAGAGACCGCATATTTATTCAGAGCTGCTCCAATATCACGCTCTGCATAATCTTTTAGGTCTACTAAGTATAAAATGGTATGGATATCAGAAAGTCCATATGCATAATCGTCAAATGGGTTATTTTGTAATTCTACAATCTCATCAGGTTCAAATCGCACATCTTCTTGGTCTGCACCTACAGATTGGTAATACCACATCACTTGACCGTGTTCGTTCCTTTTTACGTACATATTTTGGGAAGAACGAAGAACTAGGTTGTCTCCGGTCCATTCTAAATATCCCGAACCGAAAATTCGAGCATTGCGTAGCCAACCGTAAATTGTCATATCAATATTAATATTGACAAACATTTCTTCAATTTCTTCTCTTAACTCCTTATCTTCTGTAACGATATCAAAACCGTCTTTCACGGCATATAGACAAGGAAGGTCGATTAAGGAACGTACAACTGGGTCTGATAAATAAACGTTCATATAGGTTCTATTGTCCCCTATATGTTGTTCATAATTTCTCATTCCTTGAGAGTGGGAAAGTTTTAACCTTCTTATAACGCCTTCTCCAAAACTACGTGGAACATCTTCCGGAGTGACCGGATTACTGCCCGTAACAGCGAAAAGTCGGCGTATTCTATCACCAAGACCCATTGGTATCAAATAATAAATACTCTGCTGTAATATTTAAAGTTATGCTTATAAACCACGCATAAATCTTTTATTAGGGCTCGAAACTCTCCTTCCGGTGGTCACTAATCCCGTTCTACTATTTTTCCCACGTGACATTGCAGTTCCCTTTTTCCTAACCGTTACAGATGTTAAAGTAGCGCTTGCTGGAAGCATAGAAAGAGCTGAATGGACCCCTAGCATACTACTATCACAATAATCGTCGTGTTTTCCACTCGGAGCCGATATTTTCTCGGTTTTTTGGGTAGAATCCATCACATATTCCAAATCTACGTGCTCTCTATACCATTTCCACATTAATTTCTTGGCTTTTCCTTCCTGTAACTCAATATTCGGCACTCTGACAGCACCTTTTTGTATAAATGATACATAATCACGATAACCATAGGTTTTAGTCCCTCGGGGTCCTCCGGTGAACACAAAAGGTAAGAAATGCATACTTCGAGGTATACATTCCACCCTTATTTCTTGTTCAATAGCACCTCCAATACCAGTTGCATCGATAATAACACGAGCGGCGTTAAAAGTATCAGCGACAGACATAATCCGTTGTCGTTGATAAGGGATATCGTGGCCTCCAGACTTGGGCCCGATTTCTTCCAAATATAAAAGTCGTGCAACATTCCCATCGTCCAGTTTTTCAGTACGCCATACAGAGATAACAGTAGAATTAACAGACTTCCCAATGTCAACAGCCACAGTATTGTTATTACCTGTCTCTCGGCCATCGTCATCGGATTCTTGGGTAAGGAGCGTATAGTCATCGAAACATCTTCTCAATTTTTCTGGAATAAACACATTTGATATACTTTCCACGAACTCACATTCGTATTCTGTTTTCCAATGCAGGGAGTCTTCTCCCCATTCCATCATTTTAGTTAACATTTCCTCTTCATCATAAGGAGCTGAATAAGCTTCTCCCTTGACTATGGCATTTCTCCACGTATATTGTAGTCGAGTAAAGGAATCTTCATATCTTTCATCATACAAATAACGATGCATATGGTTTTCTTTAGTTTTGGGCGTTCCAAGGTTGATGAACGGTGCCTTATTTGCTACAATACACGGTTCAACATTATCGACAAACAATTCGTCTGCTATTAATGGTGACTCATCGACTATTAAAAGTGTTGGGTGCTGCCCTCGAATAGACTGTCCTTGGTTTGAAGGCGCTACAGGTGCCCTACGTAGTATTGTACCCCCTTTCATCTTGATATGGGGTTTATTGTGTAATTTGTAATTCGAAACCAAGCTATCTAAGAACTGGTTATCCTTAAAATGACGGTATACGTAGTTAAAAATCAGGGCAGCTTGGTCTTCTGTAGGTGCTAAAATAAAAACAAGGTCCCTAAATCGCTTAAAAAACATAAAAATAACGGATGCTACTGATAAAGCCCACGATTTACCACTTCCTCTAGGGGCTAATATAGCAAGTTTACGTTGTTTTTCGGGATTCCCTTCTGGAAATGTCAAAGCCATCACAATAATTTTCATTTGGAGTGGTCTTAATCGCAAAGGACGTTGTTGAGCGTCCAATAAGT